GCCTCCGCGAGGTCAATCGCCTTCGAATCAAGCGGTGGGAGTACAACCCCGTTTTGTGGGCACGCGAATGCATTGCGTGGCCCGAAGGCCAGGGCCTGACCACCTACCAAGAGGGGACGCTCGACGAGCTTGTCAAGACCGGCAGGGTCGCAGTCCGCAGTGGCCACGGCACAGGCAAGACCACAACCAACTCGATGGCGGCTTTGTGGTTCGCCACCACCCGAGAGTTGGCTGGCTACGACTGGAAGGTGCTGACGACCGCCGGCGCGTGGCGCCAACTCGAAAAGTACCTCTGGCCGGAGATTCACCTTTGGGCGCGCCGCATCAAGTTCGAGGTCCTCGGTCTCAAGCCTTTCAACAGTTCACAGCTCCTCGACCTTGCGCTCAAGCTCGACAACGGCGAGGCCTTCGCTGTCGCTGCCTCGGACCCTGCTCTCGTCGAGGGCGCCCACGCCGTCTGCCTGCTCTATATCTTCGACGAGTCCAAAGCCATCGACGCCCGCATCTTCGACGCCGCCGAGGGTGCTTTCGCTGGATCGAGCAACAAGATCGGCACACTCCCCGAGGCCTTCGGCCTAGCCCAGAGCACACCTGGCGATCCCGAGGGACGGTTCTACGATATTCACGCGCACCGTCCTGGTCTGGAGGACTGGAGCACCAGACATATCACCCTCAAGGAGGCCATCGCAGCTGGCCGCATCACTGAGGACTGGGCCGAGAAGCGCAAGAAGCAGTGGGGGGCGCAGAGCCAGCTCTACAACAACAGGGTGCTCGGTGAGTTCAAGGGTTCTGAGGGCAACTGCGTCATCCCGCTCGCGTGGGTCGAAGCGGCACAGGACCGCTACCGGGAATGGGTAGACGACGGGTCACCAATCGAGAAATACACGGACCTCGGAGTTGACGTTGCACGAGAGGGTGACGACGAAACCGTCCTTGCCTACAAGGCAGGCCACGTTGTCACTCGACTCGAGCACCACAACTGGGACGACACGACCATCACGGCCGGGTGGGTCAACGCGGCTCTCCATGCTCACCAGGGTGCTCGCGCTGTCGTTGACACCATCGGGGTCGGAGCCGGCGTCTTTGACATGGTGCGGCAGGAGCATGGTCGCAGGGCCATTCCGTTCAATGCTTCGGAGGCGACGGACCGTACGGACAGGACCGGGGAGCACCGTTTTCTCAATTGCCTGACAGGCGATGCTCGAGTCGCTCCTATCGGTCAGCTACGGCGAATCTGGAGAAGCTGGCACGATGGTCCGCTCTACCGGGTCAAGACGGCCGGTGGAGATGACTTCACCGCAACCCCGAATCACAATGTACTGACGCTCGGGGGCTGGGTCCCTGTCCAGGCGCTCAGCGTGGGCGACAAGCTCTGCGACGCCTCGTTCGGACAGGGCATGTCCTTTGGTCAGCCAGAGATAGGCCAGGTGCCACCCACGCTCAGCGAGGTCTACGGCGCGGCTCGCATGTTGTTTGAACCAGAACGGATGGTAAGCGGCGCTGTGAACTTCCACGGCGACCGTCCCGTGGGCGAAGTCGAGGTTGTAACGGTCAACGGGCAGTTGCTCTACCCCCCAGGCCGGGGGCAACAGAGCTCGGACCCGCAACTCGTCTGGGAGTTGCTTGGACAAGGTGATCTGTCGAGTGAGAGCAGCCCGACGAAGACCAACAATGTTCTTAGGGACGAAGGACGGCACGCTGATTGGCGTGTTCCAGCCGTCCGCCCACATGGCCGTTCGAGCGCGATGCTCGGCTTCGGTCATCCGCTCGGATCGCAGCCGGTTGGCTTCGGTGTTGGCTCTGAGGGCTACACCCTGCTGGCACAGGGTACGTGTTACGACGCGTTCGGCCAGTCCGAGTCGCCTGCCCAGGGCTTTGGCAGACTCACCGGCCAAGTAGTTGTCAACGAGTCCGACCGGGTCGGCTACTTGGGAACGCAAGAGCAACGCGGCCTCGGCCTGATTCCGTGGACCGATGTTGTGTTCTCGCAAAACTCGCCGTGGCACGTCCCGGTCGACCCCGTAACGCTTGCTCAGCGAGTGCAGGGACTCGCCCGCCAGATACCGACTAACGATGTCGTCAGCATTGATGTCATTCCTGCGTCCCGGCATGGCGGCTCCTACGTCTACACGATGGAAACTTCAACTGGGGCCTATCGGTCTAAGTCAACGGTCGCAAGGAATTGTCGAGCCGCCGCCTGGTGGTACCTCCGTGACCTTCTCGACCCGGCCGCGGGTGCAATGCTCGCTCTACCTGACGACGACTTGATGGTAGGCGACCTGACGGCCGTGCGCTGGAAAATCTCTCGTGGAGGGAAGATTCAGGTCGAATCCAAGGAGGAAATCAAGGCTCGAATCCACCGTTCGACTGACTCCGCTGATGCCGTTATCCAGGCATGTCTCTGGGAGGTGCGTCGCGCGCGCATGACCTTCGCTGGCAAAGTGGGACGTCGGGCGAACCAAGTCGTAGGCTCTGCTTCATGAGACTCCCGAAGATTGAGCGAATCCAGGTTGCTGAAGTCCGCCCCGATGACGTCATCATTCTTCACTTGCCGTCAGGAACTAACGCGGAGACTGCACATCACCTACTTGACTGCTGGGACGACGCTAGCGGCCTCCCGAACAAGGTGATTGCCGTTACTGGTGACGGACTCAGGATTGAAATCGAGCGCCCCACACCATGAACATGCCCTGCACTCACGCTGTCATGGAATGGCGACCCCACGGACGCAACAAGCCGCCGATACAGGAGAACGTCCAGGACTGCACCTGCATGGACTACCAGCTTGCGCCGGGCGACAATCCCGACGAACTCTGCGACTGCAGCCACACCCCCAGGGACCACGGGCTGTGATTGTCACCCTCTACATCGTAATAGGCGTAGTATGTGTCTCGACCGGGTTCTTCACCGGCTACATAGTTGCTCACCGCCGGCTCCCGACAACGTTGGCTCGGATGACGGAAGGGGAGTTGGCCCAATTGGCAGCACAGACAGCAGCCAGAAGGGTGTTCCCTTCACCTGCGCCTCTTCCAACCCTCGACGAACGTAACGCGGCTGCCCTGAGAGCCTCCCGCGAGAACGCCATATTCCGGCGTGAGCAGAACCTGTGACTACCGTCTCCACGCGCCAGCGAAAGCACTATCGGCGCGTGCGTGCTGGTCACCCGAAGCAATGCGCCATCTGTAAGACCTTGACACGCGAGGGCCGGATCAGAGCTAAGGGAGCTCCTCCGACAGGCCCGTCGTTCGTGTGCGTGCCCTGTTGGGACAAGCTCCCGGTACCGGAGCCGAAGCTATGAGCGTGCTCGACCGCATCGCGACGCGTGCCATGCCGCAGACCACCACTTCCGGGCGCACGTTGCCTGGGATGGGCCAGCGGCCCACGGGCAACATCGTGGACAACATCCCTCTCGGGCGCCGCAATGCCAGGAACGGGGTAGTCGCCGGTACAGCGAACATCACCTTTGCCTCTCCGGGTCAACCACTCGCTCTCCACTGGGACGGGGCGTCCTCTGTTGAGGCTTACTACCAGTCGCTGTGGGTGATGCGCTGCGTGCGCACCATTGCCGAGACGCTGGCCGCCCTCCCCTTCATGGCTGGCAAGAGTGCTCGGAACCCGAACACGTCTACTCTGAAGTGCCCCCTCGCGTACATGCTCGGACCGCCCCCCGGCAGCCCGAATTCCCGCACCACCGCTCGCGCTCTCTGGGCCTGGACCGTCTGTCAGTACATAGTGACCGGCAAGGTGGGCTGGGAGACGCAGCTCGACACGCAGAACCGTGTCATTGGGCTCTGGCCTCTCGTGTCGCCCTGCCTCACCCCAGTCCCCTCCATGGGCGGCGACAGGTGGTGGGACAGCTTCCAGTACCAGACTCCCTACGGCATCATCGAGCTGCAGAACGAGAACGTCATGTACGGATGGCGTCCGTCCTTGCGTGACTGGCGCCAGCCGGAGTCACCTCTCGAGTCCGCCCGCAGCGCCATCTCGATGCAGGTCGGCATCGAGCGGTTCATGAACGGCCTGTTGAAGAATGGCCTGACTGCCGCTCACATGGTCATCTCGCCGCCCTTCGAGGAGCCGGAGATGCGCCGTGCCTGGCAGGAGCAGTTCCTGACCGAGTTCACTGGCGTCGACAATGCCGGCAAGACCATCTTCGGTGAGGCCGAGCTGTCTGACAAGGACCAGCGCATTCCGCAGGTGCAGGTGCAGCAGATCGGTACCCGGCCGGTCGACGCTCAGCTGCTCCAGATGTGGCAGCAAGCCAAGATCGACGTCACTGTGGCGTTGGGGGTGCCGGAAAGCCTAATAGGCAACGCGAGCCAGAGGACCTACGCAAACGCGGATTGTTTGAAAGCTAACGAATATGTGCGGCTCGCTAATGGTGAAAGATACCAGGCTAAGGACCTAGTCGGTAAGACTTTCGACGTGCTTACCACGACGCCATACGAACAAATCAAGAGGGTCGAAGCCTACGCCCATTGGAACAAAGTCGAGCCCACCTATGCAGTGACAACCGAGTCCGGGCGTCGGATCATGGCGAACGACAGGCATCCTCTCTACGCCGCCACCTACACCGCGGTGAGGAACGTGAAGCGTGGGTCTCCCGGCCGTCCTGCGGTAGGCGAGGAGCCAAAGGTGCCGCGTGGCGAAGCTGGGGTCGAAGTCAAGGGCTGGACGCCCATCGGCGAACTCAAGCCCGGCGACCTTGTCGCGGTGCCGACCGAGCTCCCATATGAGGGCGACGGACCCCTGACGGTTGAGGAAGCTGCTGTGCTCGGGGCCATAGTCGGCGACGGATGCTCCACTGGGACTGCTATCACGCTCACGAGCCCCTTGGGGCCTGACGTGGAGGCCTTCACCAGGGCCGTGGAGACCCTCGGAGACAGCGTCCGGCAGTACAAGACCCGCGAGGGAGCTTGCGACCAGTGGGGCGTCTCCGGCGGTGTGGTGCGCAAGCTGCTCGAGGACAACGGCCTGCTCGGCGTCAAGGCGCGGGACAAACACGTCCCCCCAGCTGTGTTCGCTGCGCGGCAAGAAGTGCAGGTGGCGTTCCTGCAGGCGCTTTATGCGGCCGACGGTTGTGCTGGCGTCTCAAAGCCCGCGACTTACGGTGGCCGTACGTCCTACGCCCGAGCAGCGATCACCCTGGTCTCGATCTCTGACGATCTGGTTCGCGACGTTCAGGAGCTACTCCTTCGGTTCGGAATCGGCTCGCGGATCATCCACCAACACTCCAAGGGCGGCCTCCCTTATATGGGAGACCGTATCTTTGAGTCCTATCACCTTATCTGTCAGAACCCCGACGAGGTTGTCCGCTTTTGCGATATGATTGGGATTCCGGCTAAGGCCGAGGCTGTTAAGCGGGCGCGGGAAGTTGCTGCTATGCCGGGCAGACAGAATCGTCGGACGTGGCGTGCTAAGAACCTGTGGCCAGGACTTATGTGGGAAAAGGTCAAGTCCATAGAGCCAGCAGGAATAGACGCAACCGTGGGCCTTATGGTGCCAGACGGACACACTTACCTCGGTACATATTGGGAACATAACACAGAATATAGAAACTTCTGGACTATAACCATGTCCTCCTTTATAGGTGAAATGGAGGACCTCATCAACGTCCACCTAGCTCCCCGGCTGGGTAACGAGGTGGGCTGGTTTGACGTCTCCGAGGTCGTGGCCTTGCAGAGCCCGACCATCTTTGCCCCTCTCGCGGCGGACAAGGCGGTCGATGCAGGCATCCTCACCCCGAAGGACGTGCAGGACCTGCTCGACATAGCGGACCTTGTCAGCCCCGCGGAGTCCATCGAGACTGCTCCCCTCGGAGAAGAGGGCGAAGGCCCGTCGACTCAGGGCTACCCACCTTCTACGGCTCCGTCGCGTTCTCCCGAATGGGCTCAGCTTGAATACCGAGCTCGCCAAATAGCCGAGCGCCGCAGGGCCATCAACTGGGACAAGTCAACGGACATTGCCGACAAGGTGCACGGCTACCTAGCTCGCTCCTACCCCCGTCGCACCCTTAGCTGGGTGCATGACGCCGCCTGGACACGTAAGAAGGTCCCCCTCGACAGCATCCAGATGGAGCGCCGTCCCGGTGGGGCGCGCGACGACGTCAAGGTGGCCTCGATGGCCAAGCAGATCCGCTCGGGTATCCACATGGACCCCGTGGTGCTCGTGAATTCGCCGGCCGACGACAAGCTGCGCATCGCCGACGGCTACCACCGCACACTGGCCCATCGTCACGCTGGTCGGGGAACCATCGACGCTTACGTCGCTACCCCGGCCACGGCTCATGGCGACTGGGAAACCGAGATGCACGGCTCGAAGAAGAGCAGCCGGGCTCTCCAGTTGGTCGACTTTGCATTGGAGGACCCGGAGCGTCGGACTCTGCTCGGTCTCGAGCTGCGCGAACTAGCGCACACCGGACCCGAGCGGCCCCGCACCGTCAAGCAGATCGTCGGCGGTCCCTCCACCGGCGCGGCGCCGACCAAGACGGTGACGATCCAGGTGACCGAGCCGGTCACCCCTCGTCCCCACGCTTTCAAGGGTCACAACCTGGCGATGTGCACCGAGTGCGAGCAGCCGGTCCTGTCGCCCATTCACCTGGCCGGATTCTCTGATGAGAACCGAGGTCCGACCTACCCTTTAGCAGTCGCGCCTTAGAGGCGCGAAAACCCCCCGACGCTGCGATAGCCCATCAGCAGGCGATGTTCCCGCACTGGGAGCACGCTCTACAGTCCCTGTTCAACCAGCAGGAACAAGCAACCATCGCGCGGCTTACCGGCAAGCGCGGGCGTCAGGCAGCGCGAGCCGACATGACTCCAGCGTTCTATGCCGGTGCCATCTTCGACGCGCCATTCTGGACGACCAAGATGGTCGAGACTCTGGAGCCGCTCCACGCGGCTATCGGGGTTCTGGCCAAGCAGCAGGTCATCGAGCAGTTGGCTCTGAACCCGGACTACATCGACGACGCCTCCCAGGCAGCAGTCGACAGCGAACTCCGGTCCAGGGCACAGATACTCGCGCAACGCGTGACCAAGACCACCCACGAGCAGATCGGCGATGCCCTGGCAGCAGGGCTGGCGAATGGGGCCTCTACAGACGAGCACGTCGAGGCTATCCATCACGTCTTTGATGTCGCTCGTGATTCGCGAGCAGCCACCACGGCGCGCACTGAGGTTGTGGGGGCGATGAACGGCGCTGCCCATCAGTTCGCCATCAATCAGCCGACCGACCGACGTCCCGAGGAGCACACCTGGCACACTCGCCATGACGGCCGGATGCGTCCCTCGCACAAGCGCCTTGATGGCGTAACCCTCCCGATTCATGAACCATTCCACATGACCGGAGGCCATCACCCCCAGTACCCGGGAGACCCGGTTCTCCCTCCTGAGCACGCCATCAATTGCGCGTGTTATGTCACATATTCACCCGCACGGGTGGCCCAACCTGCCACACTTGCAACAACAGGAGGCTGAAATGAAGCTCGAATACCGCGATGCTGTCGGCACCGGACATCTGAAGGACGTCGACAGCGGCAAACGGGAGGTGCAGGTCATCTTCCCGCACGAGTCTCCCGACACGTTCAAGACGGTGTTCCTCCCCGACACGTTCACGCGTGATTTCGAGGAGCATCTCCCGGTGATGTGCTGGATGCACAATCTCCGCGAGCCAATCGGCATCGCCACCAGCGCGCAGAGTACCGCCGCTGGCAACGAGGTCGTCGGCGCCTTCTCCAAGTTCGACCCCGTCGATGGAGTCTGCCCTGTCCCGCTGGCGATGCGTGCCTTCAGCCAGCTTGAGGACGGCACCCTCAAGGACTTCTCGTTCGGTTTCCTCCGTAATGGACCCGTCAAGCCGTGGGGTGGGCAGCGCGGCATCACGGCTTTCACACGAGCCCGTATGTACGAATTCAGTCCTGTCTCAATCGGCAGCATCCCCGGCGCTCACATGACTGGCCTCCGGGAAGACGGAACCCCTATCGAGGAGGTCGAAGTGCCCGACATCGAAACACTGCTCAAGCTGCGCGAGGGCAAGCACATCTCGGAGCTGGAGTTCCGCAAAATGCTCGCTCTGACGCTCCCGGAGAACTACCGGGAGCACATCGAGCTTTCGTCCCCTCCAGCGGACGATGTTCTCGCCCCGACGGGCGATGGTGGCGACCCCGCGATTCGTGCAGCATCTGGCAACATCGTCGGCCCCGATGACGGCCACAAGGTCCAAGACGGCGCCCTACTCGCTCAGGCAGTGGATGCGGCCCTGGACCGGGCCATCCAGTTGTTCCAGGCTGTCGACCTCACTGACGTTGACGCCAATATCCGCCAGGGCGTCGACCTCGTCTACGCGGCCGGCGTCTCCGTCGACGAGATGCTCGAGCGCATGGGCATCGACGACCCGGACGACGACGATGATGACGATGAGGACGACGACGGCTACCAGAAGAAGACACAGGGTTCAGCCGGCGGCGACACAGAAGGCGGAGGTTCCCCACGCGAGGAGGACTTCAGCAACCTCGAGGTGAGGGCCTCCATGAGTACGGCGGACCGCACGGCCCTGTCGAACGACGACTTCGGCTACATCGAACCCGGCGCCAAGACAGGCGAGGGTGTCAGCAAGACGCCGGAGAACGGCTACCACTTCCCGATCCATGACGCTGCTCACGTTCGCAACGCCTTGGCCCGTATTGGCGGTGGCGCTGAGTTCGGGGACAAGGCCAAGTCGAAGGTCATGGCCGCTGCCAAGAAGTTCGGCATCGACACGTCAGAGCGCGCCCTCCAGGCTTACTCTGACCGCCTGGTGGAGCTGGAGACTCGCGACGCCGAGTTGGAGACTCGCAACGCCGAACTGGCCGCAGAGGCTGCCCGCGTGCAGGCGAAACTGGATCGGCGGGTCGGAGCGAAGCGGTAAACTAGCGCCTTACTCATAAAGAGGAGTCCCCGATGCCTCCTGATCCCGAGGGCACATCGCCGTCAGACCCGTTCAACGAGGTCAACGCCAAGGCCATGATGGGAGCGATACAGGCTGCCAGCGGTGTACGTCAGTTCTTTCTGGCGCTTGTCGCCGCGGAGTTCACCGAGTCACAGGCCCTCTACCTGGTAGGGGAACTGGTGAAGGGCATGGCGGGAGGCAAATGACCCTTGACGAGCTAGGCCTCAAGCACGACACTGACAAATCCAGTGGTTTCCACGGGTATTTGACTCACTATGAGGACGTCCTGGGCTACCTGCGCGACGAGCCCATCGAACTTCTCGAGGTCGGCGTGTGGGCCGGCGGTTCCATCAGGATGTGGGCGGAATTCTTCTCTAATGGGCACGTCACTGGCGTCGACGTGGATCTGTGTTGGGCGCTCCCCCTCGGTCCGCTTGAAGGGCAGTACCGAGTCAATGTCACTTTGCTGGAGCACAACATTCACGTCATCACCGACTGGTTAAGCGACGACCAACGCTTCGACGTGGTCATCGACGACGGCTCGCACAGCCCCGAGGACATCATGGCCACCTGGACGCACCTCTGGCCGCGGGTCAAGCCTGGTGGCTACCTCGTAATTGAGGACCTCGACGTTCAGCCCGACGACTCTCCCGTACTCTCAATAATTGAGAGTCTCCAGCGGGAACTCTGGCACGAGCGGGGTGAGGCATCCGAAATCCTCTGCTATCCCCAGCTCGTGTTCATCCGCAAGCGCCCATGATCGCCGTCACGAACCACGCCCTGCAGGCTCAGGGCTGGCATAACATCGCTGCCATTTGGGCATACGTGTCTTACGGATGGCGGTGGCTGGTTCCCGTTGCCTTTTTGCTCTACTTCTGGGGCACGGCCACGCTGCCGACGCCGCACTGCAGCTGCAAGAACTGTCAGCGCCGATGATCCTGCTCCCCTACACTCACGATCACCCCGCCGACACGATGCGGGCGGTAGCGAACTACGAGCACCTGCGCGCTGACGTCAGTGGCAGCGACACCGCCTACTGGGAACTGCTCAGCAAGTGGTGGAAGTCGGACGAGCCGGACCTCCTCATCATCGAGCACGACATTGGCGTGACCCCGGCGGTCATCCAGGAGTTGCTCGACTGCAAGTTCTCCTGGTGTGCTTGCTGGTATCCCTTCGAGGGGGGCACTATCTACGGGCTCGGCTGCACCAAGTTCGCTCTCGAGATACGCGAGGCCGTCCCGGACGCCTTCGATCGGGTGGCCCGTATCGGCAATGAAATTCATCCTCGCCGTCATTGGTGCTCCCTGGACATCTTCCTGCGCATGACCCTCATGAACGCCGGTCATCAGCCGTGCCTGCACCGCAGCAATCAGATTCGGCATCTGAGCACTCAGCGGAGCCACAAGGGCTGCCTAGCTGAAGGTGGTCGTGTCGTGGTGCCCGGTGACGAGTTCCGAGGTGTCCAGGCACAAAACGAGAGGCTGTCTCGCGAAGTCAGAGAGGCGATGGGAGATTGGTGATGAAGAGAGTCCTGACCATTGGCACATTCGACCTATTCCACGAAGGCCACCGGAACCTGCTCAAAGCCTGCCGGGAACTCGTGGGGCCTGACGGCCAGGTCATCATCGGCGTCAATACCGACGAGTTTGTCGAGAAGTACCGAGGACGACCCCCCATCGTGCCCTTCGAGTCGCGGGCATCAAGC